CCGATGAATCGATGCCTCCTCCGCGGGTCAGAAGGTGTCTACAAGCCACGATCAGGGGTTGGTCTAGGCAAGGGTAGCCACACACCCGCTCAACCCCTTGTAGGCCTTGTAATCCAGTCTGTTCAACCAGCATACCGACGTATGGGTTTTGTACAAGCAGGGGGCAATCGCAGCGTGTGCGCCTGGATGCGGCCTCAACCTATATGCGCCAGCGTGACCTGCGCGATACCGGCTGCGTTGACGGGCGCGGTGAAAAGCGACCCCTTCCCCCCTCCCCCTCACAGTAGCGATAGGGGGCCCACCCCAAAATTTTCCCTACTTTTTCCCTGACAGGGGTTCTCTGTTTTTTTTTAACCTGTGAAACAATAACCAAAAGGAGCAATTGAAATGCAAGAAGATCGCGAGATTAAGCCTGGAGAGGGCAAAGCTTGGAAGAACGCTGACAAGACTGAGCTCTGGCACGGTGACTACAAGGGCACGTTTGTGATGCCTGATGGCACTAATCACTTCCTTGATATCTATGTCAACAAGAAGCCTGATGGCGGTGTTTGGTTCAAGCTCAAAGTTGGCAAGCCTAAGACTGTTGCTGCGCCTGCTGCTGTTTTTGCCAAGCCTAAGACTAAGGCTGACCTTGATGAAGACATTCCCTTCTGATGACTAGGCCTAAGCAGTCTCCCTTGATCCCGCCCTTGACCAACTGGGGTGGGGTCAGGTCTGTGCAGCGCAGGCTGGAGCGCTCAACGACCATCTTGGCCAACAAAGAGGCTGTGGCTTATGCGTTGCTGTCTATGGCTAACACCAAGCTGACAGACATCATGACCTGGGATGAAAGCGGCAATGTGACTGTGAAGAGGTCGAGTGATATCCCTGAGCATGCGCTGAACGCCATCAAGAATGTGCGTGTCAGGACTGACAAGGACGGGGCCAGCACCTTGGAGATTGAGCTCTACGACAAGGTAGCGGTCTTGCGGATATTGGCCAAGGCTAGTGGTCTGCTTGACAACCCTGATGATGGCAGCGAGAAGCCTAGTGTGATTGATATCAATGTTGTGGCACCAAGGGGGGAGTAAACGTGAAAGAACATTTCTGTAAAGCAGAGAGATCAGTGATTGCTTATAAGGGCGAATGTAATTGGTGTGGCCAAAGGGAGTGGGTAGGGCTGACAGAGGATGAGATTGTTTTAATCTCCGCTGACTGTGCCGCTACCCATCAACACACGGATATTCACTTTGCACGAGCCATTGAAGCCAAACTAAAGGAGAAGAATACATGAAGCCAATAGCATGGTACGACCCAACTAACGGCGCGGTCAGCACAGACAAAGACAGTCCTTTGTTTACACCGCTTGGTCAGGTGTTGCCTTTATATACCAAGGTAGAGCAAGAGCCTGTGGCGTGGAAACTCATGCCAAGAGATGCAACTGATGCAATGCTTAAAGCAATGGATGAATGTTCCACCGAAGGGTATGACGAGCGCCTGTATGCAGGTCATGCCGCATCTGTTTACATGGCGGCTTGGGATGCTTCTGACACCCACCCACCACAGCGCACATGGGTAGGGCTGACTGATGAGGATTTTTATGGTCAATCGGAATTACAAAGATTGGCAATGAAGTATGCCGAAGTCAAACTCATGAAGAAGAACTATGTGGCGCAAGAGGCAGATTAATAAACTGGAGCAAGAAGATGAGCCGTACCAAAGAGATGTCCGACAAGACCGTGCCGATGGCTGGTCTGAACCTAGACTTCAGCGAGTCGCCTGTGATCTACGACTTTATCCAGTCCAAGAACTTTGTTCAAGGGATCATGGGGCCTGTAGGGTCTGGCAAAAGCTACGGCTGTGCTGCCAAGATCTTTATCAAGGCTGTTCAACAAAAGCCAAGCCCGATTGACAACGTCAGGTACAGCAGGTGGGCGATTGTCAGGAACAGCTACCCCATGCTCAAGACTACAACTATCAAGACTTGGCTGGATCTCTTCCCAGAGGGCACCTTTGGGCCTATGTTGTGGACTCCCCCTATCACCCACCACATCCGCTTGCCTGCCCGTGGTGACGCGGCTGGCATTGATTGCGAGGTCATCTTTCTTGCCCTTGATCAACCCAAAGATGTCAGGAAGCTGCTGTCTTTGGAGCTGACTGGCGCTTGGGTTAATGAGGCCAGAGAGCTGCCCAAGGCCGTGATTGACGGCTTGACCCACCGGGTTGGCAGGTATCCGACCAAGCGCGATGGCGGGGCTACTTGGCACGGCATCTGGATGGATACCAACGCCATGGATGATGACCATTGGTGGCACCGCATGGCTGAAAAGGAGAAGATGACTGGGGTGTATGCGTGGAAGTTCTTCAAGCAGCCTGGTGGCGTGGTGCCAGTTGAGGTCGATGACCTGCCTGAGATGCCAGAGGCCAACGATCACATCTTTGCGTCAGGCAAATGGTGGAAGGTCAACCCCAAGGCTGAGAACATCCACAACCTGCCGCCTGGCTACTACCAGCAAATGCTGCTGGGTAAGAATTTGGACTGGATCAGGTGCTATGCAGGTGGTGAGTACACCTATGTGCAGGAAGGCAGGCCTGTTTGGCCAGAGTATCAAGACTCAACCATGTCTGGAGACACTGAGGTTGAGCCCAATGTGCCCATACAGGTGGGGCTTGACTTCGGTTTGACCCCTGCAGCCACCATTGGCCAGCGCTTGCCCAATGGCAGGTGGCTGATTCACCATGAGATTGTGACTTTTGACATGGGATTGGAGCGTTTTGGCCACCAGTTGCTGGCTGAGTTGAACCAGCGCTACCCAAGCCACCAAGTAATGATCTGGGGTGACCCAGCTGGTATGGCGAGAGATGCTATCTATGAGGTTACTGCCTTTGATTACTTGAAAACACTGGGGTTGCGTGCGCAGCCGACAGCGTCTAATGACTTCAAAGTGCGCCGAGAAGCATCTGCTGCCCCCATGCAGCGCTTAATTGCTGGCCTGCCTGGCTTGATCGTCAACAGAGAGTGCAAGTTATTGCGCAAGGCGCTTGCGGGTGGATATCACTTTAAGCGTGTAGCTGTTGGCGCAGGACAAGAGCGCTTTAGGGATGCGCCAAACAAGAATGAGCACTCACACATTGGTGACTCATTCGGATATCTGATGCTGGGTGGGGGGGAATACAACAGGATGACTCGCAATCACCAGCTCGGTGGTAGGCCCCAATCACAAACAGTTGCCAACTTGGAATTTGACATATTTAGTTGAGATATCAAACTGATATCGCTGTTGACTAAATTACAGAATCCAAGAGAATCTAATGAACTTTGTTAATTGGAGTGTGCTATGCCCCGACAAAACCGAAAGATGATGAAGGAATACCTTGATAAGGCTGAAGATAAAGGCCGAAAAGGGGACACCTACCTAGCTCACATGACGGGTGGCGAGCTTGTACTTCCAAAAGAGTTTGCAAGTGACCCGCAGCTTCGCGCACTGATTGATGCCAAGTTCAAAAGCCAAGGCATCTCAACAGACCAGTACGTTGTTGGCCACAAAGAAAACAGCATCAACCCAGAGACTGGTCAGCCTGAGTTTGGGTTCTTAAAGAAATTTGCTGGAACAATTATTGGCGCAACAATTGGATACTTAACAGGGGGGGCCTCTGCTGCAGCTGCTGCTGTAACAGGCGCAAAGATTGGCGCTACCGTTGACGCTACTAGAGCAATCTCAGACGCACAATCACAAGCTAAAGATCAGGCTGCGCAAGCGCAAGCAGCAGCTATGCAGCAAGCTCAATTAGCCCGTGATGCCGCAGCAGGTGAAGCACAGCGAAGCCGTGATGCCGCAGCTGAGCAAGCTAAGTTAAGCCGCGCACAACAAGCTGAAAGTCTTGCGCAGCAAAGTAAATTAACACAAGATCAGATCGATGCGCAAAGAGCTGGAGCAGCGAGTAGCTTAGAGCAGGCTCGACTTACTGCCGCGCAACAAGCAGAAATGCTTAGAAATCTAACCGCTCAACAAACGGCATCCGCTGATGCAGCCAAAGCCCAGCTCTATCAACAGCAAAAACAATACGAAGAACAAAAATTTGCAATGGAGAAGCAAGCCAAGGATCAGGCCGCAGCTCTTGACGCAGAGCGCCGCAAGATTGCACAGCGTGAGTCAGCTCAAATGACTGCCAGACGTAGAGCTGGTAAGCGCTCCTTACTGTCTTCTGCCAGGATGAATCCAGAACTGGGTATTCCATCTGGAGTTGATGAAACACAAATGAAGACTATGTTGGGGGCATGAAATGACAGACCAAGAGTTTGCTGCCCAACAAGCTGCTGCTGATAGAGCATTTCAAGCAGAGCAAGCTCGATTAAATGCTGAGTTTCAAGCGCAAATTAATGCGCAAAATAAAGCAGAGGCTGATAATTTAGCAAGAGCCCAAGCAGA